CAAGGCAGTAAATCGATTTGACTTTACTGCTAGAAATCGTATGAGAAATAATCCCTAACAACCGTTTTTCTGTCAAACGGCTAAATAAAAGCAGGTCCACCGAGACCATAATTTTAGGAGATTTCAAATGGCATTTTTTGCTCCAGTAAACGGCGACAGCCAACCAGTATTTGCACTGGATACCCAAAACGGTCCAGTTGCAGCCAGCACCTCGTTAGCTGGCGCTCCTGTACAACCTCAAGGTCCCAAACTTGAGTTTTTCCGCGCAGTGGCCAACACCAGCATCAACGGTGAAGGTGGCGTGCAAGAGTACGTGGCCAATGTCATGCAGGCCATCCAGCAAACTGCCACAGTGGCAATTTACCAAGTTGACGGCACCGCGCTGTCAGTGGCTGTGTACCCAGTGGGTGCATTTGCCAGCGCAGCCACATTTCTGGCAGCTGCCAACATCACCTACACCGGTTTTCAGTTAAACAGTGCAACCAATGTAGGTTTCAAGCTAACGACCTGATAGAGTTTTGTTGCATCCCAACCCCGGACATAAAAACTCCGGGGTTATTTTTTTGGCCGTAAATAATCGGCTATGAAAATTGTCTGCCGCACACTGTTTGATTGCACACGCACTGGTATTACTGGACATTTTAGACTGGCACAGGTACCGTTTGTGGATCAAGCAGGACAGACCATACACACCTTGTTAGACTGGACTCACAGTCGCAATCAGCAGCGAAATTTTGAAACTGTAATGCAGATGATCAGCCTGCGAGCACAGCCCACAATACTTGCTGATCCCATCGACCAAGATGGCATATGGCAGTTTGAATTTTCTGTGGAAACTGCAGCGGTGTACAGTGCCAACGGCTCCGCTGACGATTGCTCGGCATTGCTGCAGGAATGCCAAGGCACACCCATGATTGTGGGTCTGGGCGAAATCAAAACACAGCTCACTTATCTCAATGCCCAAGAGCCCAATCAAAACATTTGGTTTGAAAACATAAATATACCACTATGAGTGACCCTACCGATATCGAAAAGAAAAGCCTAGAGGCGCATGTAGAACTGTGCGCAGAGCGTTACAAACTTTTAGAAATCAAACTTACCAATGTAGAAAAAGCAGTAGCTTCTACCAAAAACATGGTTGAAGAACTTTCCCAATCAGTTCATGGAATGGCAGAAAAAAACAATGATCGACTGATTCAGTGGGGTATGGGAATCATCGCAGTGTTAGCTGGCGCTTGCGGTTGGTTGTTTACTCATTATCTGTCGAGATGAATACCAATCAGAAACTAGAAACCTTTGCGATAAGAGAATATCGTCGCCATGCGCACAACATAATTGTAGAAACTGATCAAGATCAACATTTGGTGTTTGGTGCGTATGTTTTAGAACACACTGTACAAGGTGTAAAAGTATGGAATAGAGCCCATGAGATCATAGCAATATTTCAAGATCGACGAGCAGCATTGAGTTATTGTGTGGCCGACAAATTTAGACAATACGCTCTTGGTTCTAAAATCATAGAGTTGGATCAACAGAAACAACATTACACCAATGATATATCAATGTATAGAGTCAGGATAGCCCGTAGTTGCAATTCAGAATTTATTGATTTAGTCAACAATAAACTATCACAACGTCGTGCACAGTTGAAAGCAGTGATTGAACAGTTGGAAAAATGCATAAATCAGGCTAAATACTTGCAAAATAAAGGATTTCAAAATGAAACTGCAAGAGTTTTCTAAAAACAAACCTACCGCTAATGTAGCCAGGGTTTTCGAAAGTCATTTCGGCACTCGTATGCCGTTTGATCAATTGACTGCTCAGCAGTGCCAGGTCATGATGAAAAAGGTTCAACGTGTGATATACGAAACTCGCCGTCACGCTAGTTTTCATCGCAGTGAACAAAATCCTGCTTATCTAAAATTAGTCATGATGGAACAGGGGTTGGCAGCTCGCCTCAAAGAAACCATGCCCGCTCCTGCTGCTCCAGGAACTCCGGCTGCTCCAGGTGCGCAACAGGCTCAAAACCCTGCTGTGCAAGGTGCCATTGACAAAACTAAATTAGCTGCTGCATTGAAAAAATCCGCTGATGGTCAAACGCTTACTCCAGATGAACAAAAGCTAGTGGCAGGTGCCGCTATGATGCAACAAGAAAGTCGTTTGCGCAGAGCCTATCGCACTCTCAAAGAATCAGAAGTACAACAGGCACAGGTAGTGTTGGCCGCTCAAGACATGGTGGACAAAATGCAAGCTATGTTGGAAGATGTATCGGAGTTGCAGTTCAAAGAACTTCCAGCCTTGGTTGATTCCATTAAAAATCAAGTAGGAGTCGACCAAGCTGCACAATTCAATACTGATGCCACAGCAGCGCTTACTGGTCTGTTACAAAACATTCAAGGTGCAAAACAACAATTGGATCAAGCTCTAGGTGTTGTTACCGGTCAACAAATGTCCGTACCCGGCATGGATGCCGGCGCTGACATGGCGGCCGCAGGCGCTGACATGGCTGCTGGTGCACAGGCCGCCGACGCCGGTGTAGATGATCTTGATGCAGCCGCAGCCGACGCCGGCGCAGAAATGGCGCCGCCGCCTGAAGAAGCCGAACCTGCTCCCGCTGCTGCCTTGGGTCGCGCTCGCAGATAATGCGTATAACTGAAGTAAATGCAGCAGGAGTAGACACCGATCCAAAAAAACTTTTGGGGCTGGTGCAGTTTTTGGCTGGCCGGGCCAAAGATACTAATGCCCAAAAACAAATCAGTCAAAATGCATTTATTTCTGCTGCTCGTAGCCTTGGGATCATGTTGACACCAGACACATTGCCCCAAGTCGTAGGACAACCACCGTTAAATGCTGTATTAGAACCTATGGATCCGAACTCAGGACAAATTACTTTCAAAGGTGCCGACATTGGACCGGCCAAAATGTCAGTACCACAGGCTCAACAAGTTGTGGCTCAAGCGGCCAAATCGGCCATGCAACGTAGAAAATAATCGAACATCTCTATAGTTGTGTTTATACCATAAGTATAGTATACTCACAGTGGAGTTCACAATGAAAACACTACTGACCCTTTTATTTTCTCTTACCACCACACTAGCCTGGGCCGGCGGTCCACATAGACATCGCCACTATCACCACGGTTATAATCATTGGCATTGGGTAGCTCCAGCTCTAATCAGTGGAGCGGTGGTATATGGGCTTACTAGACCTGTGCCGCCTCCTTCTCCAGTGTACTACGTACAGCAACCCACAGTATTGCCTCCTCCTCCGTTTGGATATCATTATCAACAAATTTTAGATGCAAACTGTAACTGTTATCGTTGGGTTCTAATACCTAGTTGATCATTATGAAGCATTGGAAAGCATATATCAAGGTAGCAGAGGCCAATAATAGTTCTAAACAATATGTGGCCACAGTGGCAGCGCAAACTGTATATGAAGCTGTAAACAAGTTTCGTCAGCAGCATGGATTGAATTGTATTATTGGATGGATAAAGGAGACAAAGCTCGATGGCTTACAGTCAATTGGTTATTGATCATTATGAAAATCCACGCAACGTGGGCAGTTTCGACAAAGCCGACAACAGCGTAGGCACTGGCATGGTAGGAGCACCGGCCTGTGGCGATGTAATGAAACTACAGATCAAGGTGGATAATGAAACAGGTATTATTACAGATGCGCGATTCAAGACATATGGCTGCGGCTCGGCGATTGCAAGTTCATCACTCGTTACGGAGTGGGTCAAGGGTAAGACGCTGGACCAGGCGGGATCTATCAAGAATACTGAAATCGCCGAACATCTTGCACTCCCCCCAGTTAAAATACATTGCTCAATTCTTGCTGAAGATGCGATCAAAGCTGCGGTAGATGATTATCGCAAAAAACATGAACAGACCAGTTAGACTCTATCCCGGGTCTGACCCTAATGTTTTTTTATGCGCGCCCTGGTTAGGTGATATTTACAACACCACCAACAGTGGTGAGATGTGGATTGATTATCATTTATTCAATAGAATAGAAACACCAACAGGAGCCAAAACAAAACAATCACCTAATTTTGATCTTATAAATCAAGCTGATCGATTGGTGGTTTTTGACTTTTATCACGGAGAAGCCAGCGTAGAAAACTGGGAAATCGACTGGATCAAAGAGTTAGCAGCACATCGTCCTTTGCTTTGGCTTACTACCAACACCAAACC